CGCTCGACTGGGCGGGTAACGTTGCGTCGCTGGCGTGGTCTGACTACATCGCTCCCTTCCTGTGGGATGCGTGGTTGACTGCGGTGGACTGGGCAACCTACATCGCTCCGATTGCCTGGGAGACGATCATCACCACTCTCTCAGACTGGGGGCAGTGGATTACATCGCTGGACTGGACGAATATCATCACGACGGTGCTCGACTGGGCAACGTGGATACCAGCGCTGACGTGGACGGCATTTGTGACTGCGCTAGAGTGGTCGGTGTACATCGCTGGTGCGTTGGCGTGGGGCACGTACATTGTGTCGCTCAAGTGGGTCGATTGGATTTCGAGCCTGACATGGGCGGATATGGTGGCTGCGGTCAAGTGGGTTGACTACATTGTGTCGTTCACCTGGGATTCATTCATCTCGAAGCTCGAATGGACCGGTCTGATTGCCAAGCTGGAGAGTTGGGGTGAATTCATCACGTCTCTTGATTGGACGAAGATTATCACGACAGCAGTCCAGTGGGCTGTCTTTGTGCCAGTGCTGGCGTGGAATACGTTTGTCGAGTTGATCGAGTGGGCAGATTGGTTATTGACAATGGAGTGGGACGATTACGCGTCGGAATTGAAATGGTCTGATTTTGTAGCGAAAGCGCTGGCCTGGGGCGATTTTATCAAGTCGCTTGATTGGGCATCGTGGGTGGCGAAGGCGTTGGCCTGGGGTGATTTTATTAGCGATTTGGTGTGGTCCACCTTTATTTCTCAAATCGAGTGGCCTGATCTCTCGTTTGACTGGGGGCGATTTGTGCCCGATCTGTCGTGGCCGTCGATTGGCTGGCCTGGGTGGGGTAGTTTTATTCCGAGCTTTCCTGGGTGGCCTGATGTCGGCGGGATGATTTCGGGGCTGATCGGCGGCGGCGGTGAAGAAGCGGAAGAGGAAAAGAGCGGTAAAAGCGGCAAATCGGGGCGGAGCAGTCGAGGTGGGGGGCTGGGGGTTGCGGCTGAGTTGTTGGGTTTGAATTCGTTTATCGACACATACCGACCGTTGCCTGTGTTGGATTTGGCGGCGTTTGGCATGGATAAATTCCCCCGGGTGACTGATTCGTCGTTGGATTTTGAGAGTGTGCCCGGCAGTCAGGTTACTAACCAGGTGGTGCCGAAGGCGAACAATGGGCGGTTGAATGTGGATGATTTGGCAGAGGCGATTATACGGGCGTTGCGGGCAGAGCCAATGCAGGTGCAGTTGAACTTTGCGGCGACGATATCCGGGGATGCGGATGCGGAGCGGGTGAGCTATCAAATGGCCAGGCGCATCGGTGAGATTTTGCAGCGGCGGACGGCGTAGGTTGCCGACTGATAAGCAATTATTATCGTTCGAGGATTTTTATGGAAGTGCGATTTTCGGATGGCGCAACAACCTACAATCTTTATCTGGGTGATGTGACACTGCTGAGTTACACGCCAACGGTTGGCGAGCGGTCGAAAGACAGAGTGACTGACAGCCTGGAGATACTGATCGCAGCATCTAGCCTTGCCAACCAGCAGGCCACGAAAGACACGATCAATTCGTGGCTGTCGATTGCGCGTGAGATGTGGGAGACGGTCAGCGAGACGAGGATTTGGATCGAGATCAAACAGGCGGATGAAAGCGAATGGCGCAGGTCTGAGCTACTGGGCGGGCGGTTGCAGCCTGTCAGTGGCACGTTGGATGGACACTCACAGTTGAAGCAAATCTACCAGATTGTTTTTGAACGACGCAACTGGTGGGAGTGGCCGGAAGTCGAATTGCCCATTTCGATTGATAATTCGACCTTTGCCACGGGTGGGGTCGAAATTACGGCGGATGGGGCAGCGATCTACCTACAGGGCACTGACATCGCTGGAGATCCACAGCAACCCGTGCCAGTGCGCATCGAATTGACGGAGCCAACGGGGTACTACGAGGGGATCGACAAAGTTTATATTGCCCACAACGTTTTTGCCGATCTGAGTCAGGCTGCGCCTGATGATCACATTTTGGAGGGTGAGGAGGCTGCGCCACTGGTCGGGGCGACGGCAGATGCGCTGGCGAGGGGTGGGCAGGTCAACCGGATAACATGGTCTGGCGGACCGATGGATAATGCGCACATGCTCAAATTTTCACTTAGTAGTGCGTTGCTGGCGGATTTGGGCGGGCGCTGGTATCGGCTGCTGTTGGCAGTAAAGCCAACCATAACCGAGCCGCTTTACGGACACTTTTCGCTCTTCTGGGGTGGCTATCAGGCAAACATTCATAGCCCGATAGCGGAGACTGAAGAGGTTGAGATCAAAGACAGCGCACTGGGGAACTATCGACTCTTGGACTTTGGGGCGCTGCAATTGCCATCATTTGTGCCAGCGGCATTATCGCCGGCGGGACTGACGTTGACTCTGCGCTTACGGACGATCCACACATCGGGTACGGTGGACGTGGACTTTTTGGTACTTGCGCCAACCGACAGTTTTCATTCAACGAAATCAGCGAATGTAACCCGGACGTTTGACAAAATGTTTTTCGACGGACGGCTGCCGAAAACGTATGTTCGTGAATACATCGCTGACTTGGCTATCGATAGCTTCGCTGACGTGTCGAAGCATGTGAGTTTGTGGCCTGGTCGGGATCAATGGCTGGGAATTCTCCAGACGTACCACGATGGGGACTCGAGTTATGATGATTTCTTGTGGGATATTCCGTGGACGATGCAGGTGTGGTATCGACCACGAAGGAGCACGGTGTAATTATGGCATTTACGCGAGTTTGGCAGGCGGGGGCGGAGTTACAGGCGCTCAACGAGTCGAGCGAGTATGTGTCTGCCTCCTATGGTGGCGGCAGCATGACCGTCTCGAATACTAAGGCGAAAACAGGCAGCTACAGCTTTCGGTCTGGGACGAATGACTATCCGCGTGGCTATGCTGGCGTGCTCACGCAATTTCGGGCTGGCGTGTTCATTAATCACAATGGGGTTTCTGGTACGGTTGCGGGGCGTAAATCGTTCATTTTTGTGGTGCCGACGACTGGCATAACGAACGTCGAGGTGTATTGGGATCACAATACGTCGCTGTTGAATCTCGTGGTGAATGGTACGGCAGTCGATACCATTGATGTGGGTGCGGCTGGGTTCAGCACAACGAACACATGGTTTCATTTGGGCATCACCTACAAGGCGCACGCCAGCACAGGATTTGTCTCGGTCTATTTGGACGGGACAAAAATCCTTGAATTTACTGGCAACACGGGCACGCAGGCTGACGGCGTGTATTTTGGTGGGCGGAGCACAAGTATCAACGGCTGGACCAACTATGCCTATTTTGATGATTTCTATGTTGACTCTGCCTCTGGCGATGCCGACGCAGCTCCACCGTCGTACCGATTCCTGTGGCAGGCTGTCAATGCTGCGGGCACATCGGCAGCGTGGACGGCAACCGGGGCATCCCCCAACTATGCGTGCGTGGACGATGCGGTGCCAAACGATGATACGGACTACGTGTCTGCAGCAAGTGCGGGGCTGGTAGACTACTACAACACAGCGTCTGTCACCGTGCCTACAGGCTATGTGATCAATGCAGTCATACCGACCGGATGGGCGAAAAAGACCGACGCTGGCACAGATAGCGAGATTAAACTGGGGACACGACTGAGCGGCACGGACGTGGATGGCACAGCGCAGAATCTACAAACTGCCTATGGTCTGGTGTTCGAGAGGCACACGACTAAGCCCGGCGGTGGGTCATGGTCGGAATCAGACGCCAACAGTGCTGAGATTAAAATCGAGTCGGCTGGCGCATTCTAGGGGGTAACTCATGGCAACAGGAAGAGTTACCAAATCTGGGGCGTATGCGGAGTTGGGCGGTGCCAGCGAGCAGGTGACGCAGGCTGGGGCATACGTCGAGATTGGACAATCGTCGATCTCTGCGCAGGTGACCCAGGCTGGAGCCTACGTCGAGATTAAGTCGATTGAGGTGCGGGTCACGCAGCTTGGCCCGTATGTCGAGCTAGTCACTGAGGGTCACGTTACACAGATTGGGGCGTATGTTGAGATCGAGCAGCCGCCTCCACCCAAGCCCTCGGCCAACCGAGAGCCTGCGTTTTACTGCCATCTGCAGCGACCCGACTTCAGCGAATCGCCCAGTCTGCCCTTTGAACTGATGCCGCTGCGTTGGAGCTGGACCCGTCCAGGCGGGCCGGATCGGGCGACGGTCGAGGTGATGGGCACAGAGCGCAATGTGTGGCAGATGTTGCCTGCGTTTCTGCGGGCGCCAGTGACGATCTACAACAATAACCATTCACAACTTTGGTGGGGATACGTGGCGCAGATCGAGCTATTTGCCAACGATATGGTAGTCGGGTTGTCGCTGGATGGTTTGTACAACCGGGTGGCGGTGACCTATAACGATCTGCCGGCAGGCGGGTCGAGCAGCACGCCAGCGGTGACGGCCTGGGTGCAGAATGATGAGAGTGTGAGTCGGTTTGGGACAAAGGAATTGTTGCAGCAATATGGGGACGCTACCAGCGCACAGGCTGAGGCGGTGCGAGATGGGATATTGTCAGCGTTTCAGTATGTGCTGCCCGATGTGCGCCCAGGGCGGTCAAATGTGGTGGGTCGGCTGATTTGTCGCGGTTGGTGGCAGACGTTGGGCTGGCGTTATTACGAAAATAGTGGCACGGCGAGCACGGTGATCAGCGACCAGATCGGGGATATTGTGACTGCGGTCGGCGATTACTTCACCGGGTTCGATGCGGTTGATGCGCACGCAGTTTCGTCGAACGAATACCGGGATGGGACGGAGACGGCGCAGCAAATCATCGAGCAGTTGCTCCAGACTCCATCGGGCGGGGCGGCGGTGACTGCGACGGTGACAAAGGAGCGGCTGCTTCGGTTCGGGGTCGAGGGGTCGAGCGGGGTCGAGGATTGGGTGTTGCTGCCTAACAGTCAGTTCCGCACGTATTTGGGTGGCGTGCCTGACCCTGGGCGGGAGATCATCGGGTGGACGCAGTTGCGAGGAATGTTGCCGACGGATAGTTGGGGGTATATGAATAGCCCAACGCCGCTGTACATTGAAGAGAATGAGTTTGATGCGCAGTCGCTCACCTATCAATGGCGGGCGAGGGGGGCGCAGAGTCCGTGGTTATAAAATCGCCGACTGATAAGAAGTGATTATCGTCCGGCACCCACAAACGAAGAGAGCCACCTGGCTGACCAGGTGGCTCTCTTCGTTTGTGGTGTCTGTCTGTAAAACTTTCTCGGTTAAACCTCACTGCGACTGACTGAGTGGTAGTACTGCAACTGACTGAGACTGACTGGGTGGTAGTACTGTGAATGACTGGATGGTTGACTGGGACTGGTTAAGATTGACTGGTACTGTCTCGGCGGTTGTACTTGGATAGTCTGATACTGACTTGACGACGCAGTTGCATCCACTTGCGCTCGGTGGGTTTGTTGTTTTTGAGCCACAATTCTACATCTTCCAGCGACTCGAAGCTGACGGTATCGAGTGCCCAGTCTCGCCGATGCGAGTTGTAGAAGAGTGGCGGGGTCTGGCGAGATTCTTGCTGCCAGAGGATGTAGTTGCGCAGGGTGAAGCGCGCTACTCTGCCCAGTTTGCCAGTGCCCGACCAGGGCGTTTTGACGCCTGGGGCAAGCCACTGGTTATCAATGAGGTGCAGGAAGATGCCCTCTTCACTGGTCCACAGCGAAACCAGAAATAGACGTAGTGTGTGCCAGGCGGCGTCTATTTCTGGCTGAATCAGCAGGTCGTCAAAGCTGTGCTGAATGGGCTTGCCAGTCAGCCCGAAGTTGCCAGCGGTCTCGACGGCTTTGGCGAATAGGTTGTTGACACGGGCGTCGGTGCCATCGATCACGTCGCTGGCGTGGTTGCCGTTGAGGTGGATCATGTGCTGCCTCCGTAGTCACGCTCGATGCGTTTTTTGCGCTCGATGATGTCGAGTTTGTGATGGTCTCGCCACTGACGTAGACGCATGGCTACGACCCGCCCAGCCCAGTATGCTGGGCTTTCTGACATGTGCCAGGCACTCACTACCAGGAAGGTGAGGATGTAGCCTACGCTGGCCAACACAAGCCAGGCGAGCAGGCTAAAACCGGAAAGCACACTCAGTGCAGCAGCTGTGGTCACGCTGAGGAAGCTGCCCACCACGAGCGACTGGTAGACGACGGCTTTGGCACGGGTAACAGGGTCGGCGATCTCCTGGCGTACATGGGTGATGGGGGCTGGCACGCCGGCGTCTTCCTCGTCTCGCCAGGTCGGGATCGGGTTGACTTGTATGGCTGGGCGCTGGGCCAGGGCGGTGGTCTCACGCGGGACGATGCGCTCGCCATACTTGTCGCCGATGAAGATGGTGTCGGTTGGTTTGGTGTCGAGGTCTTGGTAGTGGTTCATTTGCGCACCTTTGCCTTTGCTGCCTTGACCAACTTCTTGATCTCCTTGGCCGTTTTTGGCATGTTCACCTTTCCGCCTTCCAGCGGTCGCACAAACTCACGCTGAGCGCGTTCTTCTTCGGCTTTCGTTGGTTTGCGCGCCTTTCGGCTGCGTTTGGTGGTGCGTGTGCGCTTGCGGGTCAGGTCTCGACCGGAGAGTTTTGAAAGCACTCGTGTAAAAAGGCTCATTGTCCCACCTCCACGATTGCGCTAAATCCCAGCAAGATCACCACGAACAACAAAATCGCAATCGAGAATGCGATTCCACTCGCCCCATGACGAATTCCTTCCTCAGCAATCTCTAGCGATTTTTCAGGGTCATCAGCCTGCTGGTGAGACTCAATCAGTGCGCTAGTGGTGCTCTTCATGCTGAACAGCCAGCGAACCAGTCCTATGATGAGCGCTACAATGGCGATTTCGATTCCAGTCATTTGCTCACCTCCATCTGATCAAGCATGTGGACTGGTTGAGTCTCGTAATCAAACCAGTGAATACCGGTCTCGGTCACAGTCTGCGCCGGACACTCGGATTGAACAGTAATAGGCTTCTGATGCTGGATGATGCGATACCCGTCGCTCCGCTCTTGCTCGTTCAAAGCGATAGCCGCAGCATGTCTCTTGTCTTCCTCGGCCATGCTGTCGCAAACGGCACTGACAACACAGATCATCATTGCGCCCAAAAACAGACCAGAACTTAGCAGGGACTCGCCAGGCGTAATCGAGCAAGCTTTGGCGCAGAAGAGCGTACCGAGCATAACGAGCGACAGGAACGCTCCACCGATTGCGCCCCACATCATGGAAATCTGAAAGTTCGTTGGCTCCAGCCCCCTGTGATAGCCGTAGCTTGGTGTCTTCGCCAGACCCTTCAGCGCGCCAACCGCAGCTGCGCCAGCTATTAGGCTACCGGTCACGGGTGCGCACAGCGCGACCCCTATACCGAGCGGGACGGCTATTGACATTGAAATTGTCTTGTTCATCTGCTCACCTCGGTTTCTTTTTTGACAAGGGGATAGTTTGTCGGTCGGTTAGGCACGGGGCGCACATAATCCGGTTCTGACAATAGCTCGTACCGTACCGGGCGTTGTGGTTGCGGCTGCCCGACTGGTTGACGATTGGCGGTAACTGCAATCAGCGCAGCGGGGATGCCTGCCATCATGCCGAAAATTACGCCCAGGGCCAGCCCCAGGGCGTCGGTGTTGAGGCGGCTGCCGACTTGCCAGCCCGCAGCGGCCACGAAGACCAATAGTGTAATGCCTAGTAATTTATTCATAGTGCTCCTTAGAACAATGAAGCTAACGCTTCGACAAAGACCGAGCCGATCATCATCAGTCCGGCGAACAATAGACCCGACCCGATTACGAGTGCCAGCAGGCGCTTGCGTCGCTCACTGGCCAGTTGATGTTGTTTGTGCATATCTCTCCTTTTTCAGTGCCAGTGAGCCAAATAAAAACAGCCCACTAGCGTATGGCATAGATTGAACTTGCCACCGCCGTGGGCTGTTGCTATGATTGCAACAGCACCGCTACCCGGTCAAAGGTACGAGCGGTGTGTCTTGTTTGTGGCCAGGCCGTGAACCTGGTCACAAACGTACTACGCTTTAGTTGGTTTAGTTCCTCGCATCACCCCCTTTCGTTTTCGATGTAGCTGTAAACCCTACGTGGTTTCTTCTGCCCATTTGCTCAACAGTTGGTCGTACATACCAGCTTTGAATAGATAACGCTCCACCGTGTTGGTCGCTTGCACTGTGCCACAAGCGGCATTGACTTGCTGTTGCGGAATCTTATTTGCGTAATACCTTTTGCGATGTTCAAGCGCCTCGAAGATTAGGTCGATCTCTTCTTGCTCGAATAGCTCTAAGGTGGTTGCTGCCATAGTTACTCCTCATTGTTTTCTCCGACAGATAACCCTTTCTTATCAGTCGGTGGCTGTTTGAAAAAGATAGAACTCAAACGGCTTGACTTCGAGTCCAGTATCGAAGGCGTCGAGCCACTGAAGCACTTCAAGCGGCGCTTCATAACGCTCACCATCGATCTCGATATACTCATCTCGTTCGTACTGAGCGACTTTGACCGACTTGGCAGCGGGCAGGGCACGCCGAATGGCATGTGCCACTGAACAATCGGCGTAGTGGGCAACGATGCCATTTTCGATGTCTTGTTGGGTGACGGTGACGTGGATGGGCAAGGGTGCAATCGATAGTTCTCGCAGCCAGGCCAGCACCAACGCTGCCGCTCCGCCAACGCATAGACCGGTCATGGCTGCGACGATAATTTGTGTGAGTGTCATTGGTTTTGCTCCTTATCGAAAGTAAAACTTCTTTGGACAAAAGTACTTGACCAACGCCAGCCCCGACTCGGTGAAGGGTGACGACCAGGCTAGCAGGTGCGGAGCGGTGAGCAGGTGTGAAGCCGCTTCTACTGCCAGCAGACGTGCAATGCCTTGTCTGCGCCAAAGACTGGCTACCCACACCATTTCGACGCACCAACGTGGAGTCGGGTCGGGTGTGCCCATTTTTTCTCCCCACTCGCCGAGCACCGACTCGGGGCGGCGACACATGGCTACCATGCCGATAGCTTTCTGCTCTTTGATGTAGAGAAAAACGTGATATGCCAACTTGCTATCGGCTGGGGCATCTGCCATGTAGCGATACCAGCTAAACCCAGCTTTGCGATCCACCGATTGTTTTGCCGCCCAGCTCGCTTGCTCGGCAACTTTCTTTTCTGCGATTGGTGCCGAGTTATGATCGACTGCCACAATTCTATCTTCGCCTCGCACCCTTGCTACCTCCACTGACCAATCAAGCGAGGCTTCTACGCCCTGCTCAACCATTGTGTGAATGCGCTGATGATGCGCCCGATCCTCTGCTAAATCTGGGCAATACATCATGTTACACACATCACAAATTTTTACGTCTTTCATGAAATTTTTCTCCTTGGTTGATTCTCTGAACTTTGCCCGAACTTCTCTGAACTTTGACCTAAAATTGCCCCAAGTTCGGCGAAGTTCGGCCCAAGTTCAGACTCTTTTTATCCTCTATTTAATTTTTTCTGACTATGAACAATAGATTTGACATTTTAAGTGGTGACGTTCAGAAATTTTTGCTGTTTTTTGCCATTTTCAGACATCTTGGTAAGTAATCTGTAGACTCTGTCTGAACTTCTGAACTTTAAACCCCTAAAATGCAGAAAATGGAAATTATTTTTAGATCACCCCATTTTTAGCCCTTCAAAGTTCAGAAGTTCAGAAAAGTGGCTTTATACGCACCATTTTGGTTTGTGAATGCCATATCGATTCATCAGCCCCGTTAACTCTGTATCCTCGACAACCACTGTAATTTTTCCGTCGCTGGCACGGTCGCCACGTCTAAATAGTCCCAGTTGCTTGCTCAAAACATAGCCTGTCTTTTTGGGTGAGAATTTCATATCGGGGTCTAGGCTGGTGCCCAACGCTTCGGCTACTGCTGCCACGTTACTGATGCTCCAATCTGGCTCTATCTCGACCACTGTTGGTTTGGGGTAGCGAATATGCACCAGGGCTTCGACGACAATCGCTGGGTCGCTCGATTGGCGATCGTTGATCAATGTCTGGTTATATAGGCGCACAAAACGCACCAACTCGTCTAGCACAGTCGGGTCATGAATGATCGACTTCAGAGCCAGTGTGATTTGTGCTAGGCGCGGCATGATCGTGCGGTCAATGTCGGATGTGTTGACCTTGACTGGCTTCCAGTGTTTGAGGCGAAAGTCGAGCAGGCGATTGCGCAAGCGTTGTGCATCCACATAAAACTCTTCGGTTAGATCGGCTGGAATATCTCCTCGTACTTGAATGGCTGTTGTGTAATGGGTTAGACAACGGCTATCGCTAGCGCTGTCGCCAAACCCGCTACGCGCCCCAAATATCTTGGGGCCAAAGACGCCAAATCGCTTCACCTTTAGTCCGCTGTTGTCAGGCTTTGGCTCCATCCGTTTGACGCTTCCTTTTCGTTGGTTGCCCATATTGATAATCTTGGCGATCAGCGCTGATTCGTCTGATTTTGTAAAATCTGATTCATCCACGACCATGGTGCCCTTAAAGGTTTGCATGGTGTAGTAAAGCGTGGCTTCGCTGTCGCCTCCGCCAAAAATCATCGGTCGAAAGCACAAAAAGCCAATCGTCATGATAAAGCGGGTCTTGCCGGTGCCATACTCACCGAGGGCACGCAGGTAGGGCAGTGTCTCGTACCCGGCGTCGTAAAACCAGCTCAACAAAACATAGTAGCTGGCGATATTTTCATAATAGGCAGGCACATCTAGCCAGTAGTGGATAAAGGCTCGAATTGATTTTAACAATTCGAGCTCACTGCCACTTTCTTCGCGGTCGCTGGCAAAGAGTACATCGTCACCTTCGAGTAACTCCTCGTCTCGTGCATCAATCGGCCAGTAGGCTGTGTTGCCCACAATCACTGATTGCATTTTTGCAAAAGTGCCATCTGGTTTGCGCACCCAGTAATAGCTCTTCTTCTCGCCGTCGGGCAGCGTCTCGACACACATCTCAAAGAGGAAGCCGCCCACAAACCCGCCAGGGCTAATCACGTGCCGCTCTGAATGCTGGGCTTCTTCCTCTTTGTTCGCTTCTTGGTATGCCTTCCACATGCGTTGGAACTGGCTCATACCACCACACAAGCGCTGTGCGAGGTCTTGTTTCATGTCGGTCTGGTCCATCTTGTCTAGCCCGCTGTAGATGGCGAAGAAGCGATGGACCAGGTCTTTGCGCAGGTCTTTGTCGCGCTCTTTGCCTGCTTTGCTGGCGAGAGCTTGGATGGCTGTCTGTGCGTCATCGAGTAGGGCAGAGATGGCGTTGATGTCGAGATCGGTACGCAGCAAGTCGTTGGCGTCTTTGATCGTTACATGGTTCGTGCCTGGCTCCTTGTTCTTTGCCTCTTTGGGCCAGGTGACGAGGCGGCAGAATGGACCTATCGCCAGTCCCAGATCGAGCGCTTTGGCCTGGCCAGCGCTGTCGTTGTCAAGCGCCACGTGACTGATGTCGCCCAGGGATGTATCGCCGACGGCGACCCCGCAGAGTGCGATGGCGTCGAAGCCCAGTTGCCCCAGGCTGATGGCGTCGGCCTGGCCTTCGCACAGAATGACCACGCCACGGGCTGGCTTGAGCGGGTTGGCATGGTAGGGCTGGCGTGGACCAGCTAAGTCTGCAGGTAGATTCCAGTGGCGCTTGCCTTCGATGCTGCGAGCGCTGAGGTAGGTGATCTCGCCCTGACATCGATGGACGTAGACCAGGTGTCCCGCTGGCAGGCTGAGCACGGCTTTGGCGAGCGGATGGTCGAGCAGCTTTTCTGCCCGCAATCGCTTGGCGAGCGGCTGATCGTCACCGACTGATAATAATGGCTTATCAGCCGGATTTGGGTTGTAGCCGATCAGTTGCGTGTTGATGGTGCCGTCGTTCCAACCTCGACCATAGCAGTAATCGAGCGCAGTCTGGTTGCCTTTGAGTTGGTAGTGATAGTGTCCCGCAGCGATATTGAATATAGTGCGGCGGTCGCTGGCCTCGCTACGTTGCTGAAAGATGGCGGCGCGCTCTTCGACGGTGAGCGGTCGCAACTCGACGCCCGCTTTCTCGGCCAGGGCGTGGAGTGCTGTGTCGAAGTCGCAGCGGTGGATGTGCTGCCACCAGTCGAGCAGATCGCTGCCTTTCCCCTGGCTGTACCAATACCATGTGTTGGTATCTGTGTAGATTTTTAGGCTGTCGTGTTCGGTGGTGGTACGCACGCGGCCACGACCGGTCACTGTAAAATCTTCGGCGATGAGGTCTGCAATTTTGAGGTTGGCTTTGATTTGCTCGATTGGTGACATGGTTGCTCCGTTCTGTGTTCTGGGTTGGCTATTGCTCGATCGATAATGGGTCTGACTGAAAGCCATTGACGTGCAGGTCGGTGATGGCGACGATGGTGGGTAGCTTGGGTGGGCGTCCCTTCGCCTTCTTGAGCAACGGTGCAGCCGACGGGGTCTTGCTGCCTTCGACCAGGGCAACCAGGTCAGTTTCGAGTTTGGCGAGGCGGCCGAATTCAGCGGCGATCACTTCGACCAGTTCACGGCGCAGCGGTATCCAGGCTTGTGGGTCATCTACGTTGTCGGTGAGCGTGCTGCGCAGGGTTTTGACAGTGGTTTGAATATCCATAAGGCGTTGGTTCCTTTCCCCGATCGGGGGAATCAATTTGATTAGGTGTGCGAATTCTGCGATCGACAGATAGTTTGTTGGTGCTTTGTAGCGCACTACACCAAAAGCGGCATGGTCGAGCAGACGGTTGATGTGATGCGCTACAAAGTCGGGTTTAGAACGGAATGTCATAACCTAAACCCTCTGGCCGTGTTGGTTCGGTGGGCGGTGCGACTGGGTCGCTGAGCACGTGCGGCGGCACGTTGACAATAAAGTCACCCGCCTTTACATGACGGTGATAAGCGAGCGGTTCGGTGATGCTCGACGTTTCAAAAATCTTCGGTGTGGCATCGAGAAAACAGGCGATGACACGATCCTTGACGGTGCCGTTGTCTTCGTCGATTTCTTCGATCTGTGGCCCGACCGCACTGGTGACGATGAAATTGAGATCGGTGCGAGTGACGACAAATTCGACGAAGTCGCCCTCGTGGCGCCGGTCATTGTAGAAACTGGGCGTGTATCGCACCATCCACGCTTCCCAGGGCTGCCAGAGACGGGCGGTTTCTGCTTCGGCCCATTGCTGGCAGGCGGCTTCGTATTCGGACATGGCTCGGCTGTACTGGCTGTATAGTTGGTCTCTCTGTTCAATCTCCTGGACACGCTGGCGCACTTTTTTGATTTTGGCAATGGCATCACGGGCATGGTAGTAAATGGTTTCATCTTCCACTTCAAGCAACGTTGTTTTCAGCTCGGCGTTGAAAAAGGTATCGTCGGAGCTGAATTTGAGAAATGCGTTTTCTTTGAGATTGTCGCTGCGATAGTATTGACAAATCTGGGTATCAACGACCGTTTCCTGTCCATCGATCACGAGGGTGACGCTGCCATTGATTCTCATGCGCCAGTTCACAGTCGTGGCATCTTGGTTTTCGGTGTGGATGGTCGTGAGGTCCAGACCCAAGAGTTCGATCAATCGGGTGGCTTCGAGTTCGTTGCGGAACTGGGCGCTTGTACGATAGAAGCGCTCAGCGTAGGCTTTCTTTTGGGCAAGATTCTGTTCTTCTTTTTCCTGGGCAAGTCGTTCTTCTCGTTCCTGCACCAGTTGATTGAGTTGATTGTTCATGTGAGTTCCTTTTGGTGTGTTTGATAAGGGGTGAAGGTGCAGTCTTCAGTTCCTGCACCTTCACCCGGCAGCCTTGCACGAAAACCAGTTGGGCAGGGATTGAATGTTGGCTGGTCTGGTCGTGTCCCCGTTTGGAGTGTCGAGGTGCAACATGCGGCGGCTCCCCATTCGCTGCCTGTTACTGTCCCCGCCCTGCCCTGTCGGGTGGCATCGAGAATTTAATGTAGGGTTCCGCTATTCCAGTTGACTTTGCGTCCACTCCAGGAGCGGTTGCGGTTGGACGTTGCGGTGTGGTGCGATGTGTGATACAGTAAGTGTTGCATGGTTTTTGTGTCCTTTCTTGAGTGACAATTAATTGCTGTGCCGATGATCGCCCGGTTGCTTCCACGCCGACGGGCGATTGTCTGTTTTCTGCCTCAGAGTTCTTCTACATTTTCCTCACCTCCCAAAAGCGCTTGGCGCTCTGCTAGTTCAACTCGTTCGTAATAACAGGCAATGCACGAGTGTCGCCCGCTAGGCGCTGCTCGGAACCAGATAACCAAAGGGCGATAGGCGCCGGTGTGTGCTACATGGCGGCCGCACCGTTGACGAGCGATGCCATCGGCGCTGAAATACCAGTGGAGCAGATCAGGCGAGAGTTCGTTCAGGTTGAGCGATAGGGGCATATCCCACCTCGATAAACTGAAACGCCTGCGACTCATTGGTGAAGGGACCGCTATGAAAGTACATTTGGCTGTCTGCCCAGTAGTAGCGGTTGACATTTCTGTGTGAACCTTCGCCGTTGCGTCCGATCCATTCGGTGGCGGTGAACTTGACCAGCGATACGCCTAAGTTGGCCGCAAGCTGCATCTGGGTTGTTGTCATGCGTGCTTCATTAGTTTGCTCTGCTATTTTGTCCATTTGGTTAAGCCCCTTACTTGCACTCGTCTAAAAATTTATGCTACAGAAAAGTACGTCTTTTGGCGTATGTAACAGAATGAGCTAGACTTGAGATGGCTGCGACTAAAATTCAAAGCGAAGGTTCTGGTATAGACCCTCGCTCCACGAATCGACTGGATCGTCGAGCACGTCTCGGATGTAGATGCCTGTCGTAGCTAGACTCTCGTGGTGGAGGCGTTCCCGCAACGCCTCCATGTCCCCGTTGATTTTGCGAAAGCGCTTGGCAAAGGTGTGACGGAGGTCGTGTACACGCATTTTGCCCTCTACGCCAGCGTTGCGCAGGCAATTGTTGAGAATGACGCCCACTTGCTTTTCGCTGATGTGCCCCGTGGTTGGTTCCTCTTTGTGATTCTTCAGGTTTGATAACCCATGTACGGAAATCGGTTTGAAAATATAGTCGTCGGGTTGCATGGTGTCGGGATGGCGACCACTGGTCTTGAGATAGGCACAGATGGCGTGATAGACGCGGTTGGGTAAGGCGTCGGTCTGCTCTTTGGCACCCTTTCCCTTCCAGGCCACGACGTAGGCGCCGGGTTGGCTGGCGTTGGGGCGGATGGCTCCCCACTTCAGCGAGACCAGTTCAGTGTTGCGGTAGCCGGTCATTAAATAGCCGAGCAGCAAGGCATAGTTGCGGCTGCCGTTGATAGTGTGCTGTTGGCTTTCGAGGTAGGCGATCAGCGTCGATGTCTCTTTGGCGCTGAGTTTGCGCGCATTGCCATATTTCTGGGTGCGGGCACGTTGGACGTTGCCACCATAGAATGGGTTCTCACGGGTCCTGCCGGTGATGTCCATGAAGGCGGTGACCTCCACGCCGCGTACCAGTCCACGCTCGCGAATGACAAAGCTATAGAAGGATGAGCAGGCAGCGAGTCGCTGGTTGATGGTGGATGGTGATAGGCCACGCTCGAATAACGATTGTTGCCAAGCACGGACATGAGCACTGGTCGCTTCCCAAAGTTGGACCGTGCGACTGTCGCCATGCGTGCAGGTCGAGAGGAATCGCCACCATTCGACCGTAGCCGTCTCATAGCTGCGGCGTGTGTGGTCGCTGTCGGACTTGGCTTGTTTGGTGCGTAGCCAGGCGTCGCGCAGTTCGACCCACAAGGCACGCATTTGGTCTTCTGCTCCGTGGATGCCAGCGTTGAAGAGGATGTCAAAGCTATCGGCCTTGGGGTGCGGTGTGGGCAGGATGATGGCGTAGCCGTCACTGTCTGGGTTGTAGTCGATTGTTTCATTCATGGTCTGCTCACTCCGGTTAAACAACAGGGTCGAACGATAATGCTTTGTTATCAGTCGGGGATTCTGGTTGTGGCGCCGTGCAAGGATGCACCACAGCAAACCAGTCTTCAATCTCGGCTGATATATTGACCATCGCCTCTAATCGCTCGATGGCTTCAATGACGTTGCGATATACGCCGATCTGTTCTGGGTGAAATTCGACAGCGCCGTCTGATCCCCCTACTCTGAGCCAGTTGCGGACTCTCGCCGGGGAATGTGATCTATCGACATGCAAGGCGTAGAGCCAGTAATTTGAGTGAAGATAGCGGACTGCAAGCAGGTGATCATCGAAAAGTTTGATTGCCCAGCCGTGATAATAACTGGCCCTCTGTTGCCACATCCAGAGAGAATCGAGATAGTAACTGGGTATTTCTGATGTGTTCATCTTGCCTCCGTGAGTGCTAACACCTCTTCCCGCCAACGCAGGTTGACCACAAAGTAATGAATGTTGCGCCGGGTTTTGGCGTGGGTGTGCCACGCGTCCAAGCGCTCCTCACTGGCACCTTCGGGCACGCCAAACGCCGATCGGCAAATGGTGATTTCCATATCCGACGGATAGACAGCCTCTCGACCTAACCCCAAGCGCCATTGATGATTCGTTCGTTGTAGGACGATGTGCAACCCACGCGGAAGCGGATGATGCAACGCGCCGGAATTTTGGTTGCAAAGTTTCAGGCGCATGGTGTGCGCCAAGTTTGACAATTTTTGTTGGGACATAAAAGCCTCTCGTGGAAGAGGAACTGTGGGGAGTAAACGTTGTGCTCTGCGCCCGGTCACACCGGGTTGGCGGATGAAACGAGATCGGCCCCCACTCGACTCGCTTCATCCGCCAGGGTTGGCGTGAATGCGTCCCGCAACGCATTCACGCCAACCCTGGGTTTACCCCGCAAACACCTTGCCGTAACAGTCGGCCTTGGTGGTTTCCCAGTGGGCGAGCAGGGCGGCAAGAACTTCGCCGCGTGTGGTGAGTGGCTTGGCTGTGACCTGTTGCAGCTCATCGGCCACAGCATCAAGCGCCAGGGCGTGGTCGAGGGTTACGCCGCCGTCGATGTAAGATTGAATGGCGAATCGGATGTGATCGGCCATATCCTTGCTTACGCTTTTTTCTGCTATGACTCGCAACTCCGCCTTCAGCGAGGGTGCGCAACGTACATTGGGCAAGTATTCCGTCATTAACTCGTTCATAAAGATTATTCATCCGTGAATTACCTAAAAATCCGATACATCGGAATTGTAACACAATGTATTACACTGTCAAGTGTCAATTTTGCGAATGTCTAAAGATAATGCTTTTGTCGGATTCTATTCCGTGATGGGATTAAGATTTAGTATGTTCGACGCCAAAATAATGGCTCAGCGAGTGCTGTTGTCTCGAAGAGATTTGGATATAGACCAAAAGGAACTCGCTCGACGTTCCGGGGTAAGCAATACCTATATCTCGGATATAGAGCGGGCGAAAGTTTCCAACGTTGGGCTGGAATACATGTTCGCCTTGGCTAAAGCACTTGGCGTTTCTCCGAAATATCTGCTCGGCTTTACTAGCGATCCACATGGTAATGATGACGCCATCCCGGTGTTTGATGAACCCATCGACGCGTTGACTCATGAGTTTGTATCTATATTCCAGCAGCTTAGCGACGACAAAAAGAAGACCCTGCTGAACCTGGCGAAGATGCTAAGGAGCAGCGATGAACCCCGAATTATTGGTGGTGCGTAGGTTGCGGTTATTGATTGGGATGGCGTTGCGTTTGAAGCGCAATCGGCGCGTGTGGTTGTGCTGGTCGGAAGAGGGTTGGCGGTTGTTGTGAGGGCGATCAGATAATCGTAAGACTCTTTCTCATAATTCAGAGGGTCGATAAAAGTGCAATCACCGACTGATAAGAAACGGTTATCAGTCGGTGATTTGATTGTCACGACAAATTGATTTGTCAAACGCTTGATAAACCGCTAATTGCGGGTACGGTTACTTGCCGACTGATAAGACATTTAGCGTGTGTGTTATCAGTCGGTGGAGGTGTGTTTTTCCTTTGGTGCGCATGTGATAACTGGGGTTCTTGCGCATGTGATAATACGCCAAAAACCCTAGTTATGACATGCAAATGGGGCTATGAAACCGGTCATTCCACAAGATTATCGATGGCATTTTCATCATGGAAACGCAAGGCGTTTTTTAATTATCAGTCGGCAGAAGAGACCCGTTGCAACCGTGCAACGGGTCTCTTTCGTTTTTGCGATAAAAATTATTATCAGTCGGCAGAGCATGTACATGTCATAACAGGAAAGGGGGGTTCTATGGCAAAAAGTAAAGCGAAGGTGGCCATCTCGATGCAGTTGTCGCGGGCGATTGAGGGTTATTTTTTGGAAAAGGAACGAGTGTACAGCAAAGATACAATACGGGCGTATCGGGGGACATTGAAGCGATTCTGCGACTTTGTCAATGACATCGAGATTGATGAACTTTCGGCGGACCACATCCGGCGCTACCTACGGCACTTGGAGGATGGGGGCATGATCAAAAGCAGCGTGGCGCGGGCGTGGTCTGTGCTATCAAGCTTCTTCACGTGGGCATCGACAGAGTTGGGGATTCAACAGGTTGTACAAAAGGTGGCGCGTCCCATCTTCAACGACAAGATTGTCGAGGCGTACACCGAGTTGGAGATGAAGGCGATGTTGGAGTCATGTGGGCATACGAGCTCGAGCAAAAATATGCAGAGTCGTAATCGGGCCAGTGCGCTGCGTGATGGGTTGATTATCCGCATTTTGTTTGACACGGGTCTACGGGCAAGTGAATTGTGTGCGCTTGAGGTGCGGGACTACAACCAGGCGCAGAGGATTCTCAAGGTGAGGCATGGCAAGGGTGGGAAAGAGCGGATTGTTGTGGTTGGGCTGAAAACTCAGCAGTGCCTTTGGAAATACCTGGCGGCGCGTGGCGATGTTGCGGGGACTGAGCCGCTAATTATCACCAGGAACAACACGCCGATCTCGCGTGTGTCTCTGCTTGACCTGGTTGTAAACATTGCCAGACGTGCCGGGGTGAAGAATGCCAACGTGCATAAGTTTCGCCACAGCTTTGCGATTAACTTTTTGCGCAATGGTGGAAACCCACTGGAGTTGAAGGAACTTCTTGGGCATGAAAAACTAGAAACGGTGATGATCTATGTGAAGTACGCCCAGGTTGATTTGGTGAATGCGCACAAGCGGGCAAGCCCCGTGGATAGATGGAACCTGTAGCTCTCACCAACTTTTCATGAAACTTACGAAGGATTGAGCGTCACAATAGCGATTGGCTATTGTGACGCTTTTTCATTGGTTGGTCTTCATGCTCTCTTCGATTTCACAAGCCTCCATACGAAGACTCGCACAGATGTGCTATACTGTGGACTATAAAACTTTCACGCGTGGATAGTGATGATGACGCAATTAAATGTACTTGTGATAGCGCCAGAACACGCAGACCTTTCCCATGTGAGTGCAGAAGTGGCAGCGTATAAGCGCAATCACCAGGTGGTTGCGCTTGAAGGCGTTGTGCGCGAGATGGACATCGCCAACGCGGTGGAGGAAGGTCCGTATGACGTGGTTGTTTTTGCATCGCATGGTCATGCGAATGGCATTGAGTTGAGCGATTCACTTTTGAGTATGGAGGCGGCGCAGCAATACGTGAAGCGAAGCGGAGCAACGTTGATCGTGCTGAATACCTGCGACAGCGAATCGGTGGGTTATCAATTGCTGGGTGAGCGCTGTGATGTGATCTTCACTGTTAGTAATGTCGAGGATGCAGATGCTGTGCGGTTTTCTGTGCTGTTGGCCGGGGCGTTGACGCGCTGTGATGAGTACAAGGATGCGTTTGAGCAGAGCGTTGGGAGGGGTAGCAAATACCGGTTTTTGTCGGCGAAGTCGGCGGTGCGCTCGGCGATGCGACGCGATGATGAAGAATTGCGCGAGATGGTTTACACGATGCGCACGGAGGTGGCTGTGCTACGCACCCTGCTGATTATGATGTTGATTGGCATGGTGGTTGTGGTTGGCATTGAGTTAGCGTTGTGGGTGCGGCTTAGTTCGCTGGTGTGACTGCGTATAGCCATACAGATATGGACATACCTCTATAGCGGCTTCGCCGCGTTGTGCTGATAGGTGAAAGTACCGAAAGTTCCGCTTTATGAGTGATGAAACTTTATTCCCAGCCAGTGGGAACACGCCAGGCCAAACGCAGAGCCGTCGCAATTACGAGGAAATTGTTGATCGGCTCTCGTCGTTTGCATGGTATCAAGAGTATCAGGAGTTGATCGCGCAAGGTTGGGATTATCGAAAGGCGATCTATATCGCCTGGGAGGCGTCACCAGGTGTAGGTCGAGAGCCAGCGACACAATATGAATTAGCAACGCAAGTGCTTGGCCTGACTGACGATCGGACTATCCGCAAGTGGAAGTCCAAGCAACCAGAGATCGAGACGGCAATTGTGGAGTTGGCCGCTGCGCCGTTGCTGCGTCATCGACGAGACATCTACATGGCATTGATCGACAGTGCAACCAACCCGGCGCCTGCTAACCATAGCGATCGCAAATTGGCGCTGGAGATGCTGGGCGATTATGTGCCCAAGAGCAAGCAACAACTGACTGGCAAAGATGAGGGGCCGATTGAATATCGTGATGCGAGTGAGTTGAGCGATGACGAATTGGCGCTTATCGCAGCAGGACGCAGCCCAGGAGCTGCTCCGTCGTCGAAACGCAAGAAATAGCGTCTTGACTTTCACCGAGTACACCTATCCACAGTACAAGGCTGACCCGGTGCACCAGTTGTTGGCCAACACGTTGGATCGGGTGGTTGCGGGTGAATTGACGCGGCTGATCATCGTCGCACCTCCGCAGCACGGCAAGAGCGAGTTAACCAGCGTGCGGCTGCCAGCCTACTGGTTGGGCAAGCGACCGAATGACCCCGTCATCCTTTGTAGTTATGGCGCCGAGCTGGCAGAGGGGAAAAGTCGGCAGGCGCGTGATATTGTGCAAAGTGGTGAGTATCGAGCGCTCTTTGGCTCGCTACGAGCAGGTGAGATTGAGTCGGTAGAGGTGCGACCGGACAGCCGGGCGGTGCAGCGCTGGCAGTTGATGACACCGCACCGCGGCGGGTTGATTGCTGTGGGTGTGGGTGGGCCGGTGACTGGCCATGGTGCTCGGTTGGGGATTATCGACGATCCGCACGAGAACTGGGAGGAAGCGCAAAGCCAAACGATGCGTGAGCGGGTGTGGAGCTGGTATCGTGGCACCTTCCGCACACGCATCTGGGAGGGTGGGGCGATTGTGCTGATGATGACGCGTTGGCACGAAGATGATTTGGTGGGCAAGCTGTTGAAAGAACAACCAGGGCAGTGGACCCTGCTACGCTTGCCAGCCATCGCCGAAAGCCAACAGGAGCGCGATGAGAACAATCGTCACATGGGGCTGCCGTTGGGTGAGGATGACCCGTTAGGGCGTGTAGAGGGTGAAGCATTAGCACCCAACCGCTATAGTGCAAATGAATTGAACAGTATCCGGCGTGATGTGGGGTCGATGATCTTCCAGGCTGAATACCAGGGGTCGCCGCGTGCGCCCGAAGGCAACATGATCAACCGGGCATGGTTGCCGATTAAAGAGATCGGAATGCCCAACGCTCTGGTGAGGATCCGCTACTGGGACAAGGCAGCCTCGCTCAAGAAGGGCAGTAAGTATAGCGCTGGGGTAAGGGTATCGATTACCGAGCAAGGATGGGTCACCATTGAACATGTGGTGCATGGACAATGGAGCACGCTTGATCGACGCACGATTATGAAACAGACAGCGCAGCTCGATGCCGAGTTGTTTGGGAATAGCGTGCTGGTCTACATCGAACAGGAGCCGGGGTCCAGTGGTCTGGACAGCGTAAGCGACGAGATCCGCTTGCTGGCTGGCCACCCGGTCTTTGCGGACCACCCCAGCGGCGACAAGAATACGCGTATGATGCCCTTCGTGGCCCAGGCTGAGGGCGGCAATGTGCGGCTGTTGCCAGGGCAGTGGAATGGCGAGTATGTAGACGAGATGGCTGTGTTACCCGGTGGAACCTATCGAGACCAGGCTGATGCGACCAGCGGGGCGTACAATCGAGGGATCGATGTGATCAACGCTCAGCCACAGGGCATCATGGTGTATGAGGATTATGTAGAGATTTCGCCGGTGTGACGTGTGACGTGGTGCGTATTACTTGGAAAGGTGCGACGATGCTACGAGAGGTGCGATCACGGCGGGGCTGCAAGCTGTTGTTTCGCTTCGACCCGGAGCGAGATTTGATTGAGATCAAGACGCCGCTGGGTGAGATCGAAACGGTGGCGCTGGATGAGCTCCGCCCGTTGCATCTGCGCAGGGTGCAGCGGGCGGAGGGTGTGAACTTCGCTCGGATTGATGGCGTAGAGGCCGACTGATAATAACGAGTTATCGGTCGACAACCCAGGAGGACAACAATTGAACAGGCTTATAACATTACCCACAAGTGAAAGACGGCCAAATACTCCGCCCAACATTCAATTAATACCAGAGATGCCAAGCAAAAGCATGAAACGAATTGAAGATAAAATTCGAGAAATGCCATTAATTGAACGATTGACAATTGCCGATGACATGATCTGCGCAATGTGCAAAGATGGTCGATCCCCCAAAATGAGCATTCCGGTTCAGCCAACAGACGAGGATGTGTTTATCTCTTTGGCGTTACGAGATGCCAAAGAGCTTATAGAAGTTCTGCGACGACCATAGTGTTAATAGTTGCGAGGGGCTTGATCTGCACGAACAGACGTGCTATGATTGGGTTGCGTCCGGATGACGCTCAAATGAATCGTCCCATGTGTATCTTCACGGCGAAAGCTGTACACTTGGGACGCCTTTGCGAGGTAGAGCACCGGTAGCTCGACTGGCTCATAACCAGTAGGTACCTGGTTCAATTCCAGGCTTCGCAACCATTATAGGCGCTGCGCCATTCGCAGCAAGAGCGCCAAGAGCGCCATGACCGAAAGGTTATGGCGCTCTTCTTTTTTTTCTGGACTAATGCTGGGGCAACAGGTCGGGCGCTTCCTGCGGCAAGTTGCTAGATGTTTTTGAGGATGCGGTCGTATTCGTCGTGGGGGCCGATCCAGAACCAGACGATGGTGTCGCCACGCAGGAGTCCCAGCGCTCGATAGTCGAGATTGACACGGACGGAGTAGATGGGCAGGGTGGCGTTGATGCGTTTGAAGTGCAGACCGGGGTGTCGGGGGTTCTGCTTAAAGAGCCGATACGATTCTCGTGCCTGTTGGCGAATGCGGTCGGGCAAGCTGGCGTAGGCTTTGCGGAAACGGGCATTGATGCGTGAATTCATGCGAGGACTCGTTCGGGTTGAAGCTCATCCCACAGCACGTCGATGGGTTGGGTAAGTCCGGCATCATCTTCAGCCATCGCTTCGAGTGCCCAGGCCGCCAACATATCGCCTGACTGGGCAAAGAGTTGGTCCCAACGTTGCTCGCTGGCCAGTTCGTCGAGTATCCATTGGGCAAGGATGTCTTGTTGTGGGATGGGGAGTTGTCCAGCCTGCTGAAAGGCGGTTTGTAGTAATTTCGTCATAGGTTTGTCCCATTCGGTGAGGATGTCGAACGTCGTTCACTTGAGCATCTTGTTTGTGTCACATTGTAATACATCGGAGTACAAAGGTCAATGGTTGTTCGACGGTCAGCGGGCGATAAGGGTTTGTTATCAGTCGGCAGCCCCACCCCAGCCCTCCCCGAAAAGAGGGAGGGAGCTTTCACGGGAAGGATTGAGATCATGATTGATTGGCTGAAGAATAATTCGACGGTGGCGATTGTGGTGATTGTGTGCGTGTCTGCGCTGTTGGCGCTGGCCATGTGGCTGGGGTTGGATCTGTCGTGGCTGCCTGATCTCTTGAAGAGGGTAACAGGGTGACAAGACGCAAAGCTGCACCGCAACCGAATAGCCAGGATGGGGTACTGGTCGAGTCGCTGAGCGCTCAGAATATAGATCTGAGCGAGCGGCTGGCGGCGTTGGAGTTCGCTCTGGAGTCGCTAGACTGGCGGATGTTGACGAGCCAGGCTGAGCAGGAATTCAGTAGGGAAGGGCTGCGCATCATCACGGAGTTGGCGCGGGTGATGTATCTGAAGAATCCGATTATCCAGCGTGGGGTGTCGGTGCAACGGCTGTATGTGTGGGGGCAGGGTGTGTCTATCTCCTGCCGGCAGCCAGAGATCCAGGCGGTGATTGATGCTTTTAACAGCGATAGCAAGAATCAGGTAGAGCTGACGAGTCACCAAGCCAGGATGCAGAAGGAGATCGAGCAGCAGACGGACGGCAACACCTTCTTCGTGCTTTTTGTGAATGAGCTGACGGGGGCGGTGCGTGTGCGTACTATCCCGTTTGAGGAGATCGGCGATGTTGTCTGTGACCCGCAAGATGCGAAGTCGCCGCGTTATTATGTGCGGCGCTGGTCGCAGACTACGTTTGATGAGCGCACGGGGGCGACCTCGGTCGAATCACGGGCAGCCTACTATCCAGATTGGCGCTATACACCGGTCAACAAGCCAGGGACGATCAACGGCAACCCGGTGATGTGGTCTAGCCCGGTCTACCATTTGAAGACGGGCGGCTTTTCGGGTTGGAAGTTTGGAGTGAGCGAGATCTACGCGGCGATTGACTGGGCACGGGCGTATAAGGAGTTCTTGGAGGACTGGGCGAGCATCGTACGGGCATATCGCAAGTTCGCCTTCCAGCTGACTACACCCGGCGGGAAGAGTGGCATTGCAGCGGCCAAGGCCAAGCTGGGGACAACGGTGGGGGCGTCCAGTGGCGAGACGAATCCTTCGCCGGTGACGGGTAGCACGTTTATCGCGGGCGAGGGCGTGAATCTGACGCCTGTGCGCACGAGCGGGGCCACAGTGAGCGCAGAAGATGGGCGCAGGCTGCTGCTGATGGTGGCTGCGGCTACGGGGCTGCCGGAGACGTTTTTTGGCGATGTGAGCGTGGGTACGTTGGCAACGGCCAACAGTCTGGATCGTCCGACTGAGTTGATGATGCGTGACCGTCAATCGCTGTGGGCGGATGTGCTGCGGGCGATTTATCAGTTTGTAGTCTTGTGGCAGGTGAAAGCACCAAACGGCTTGCTGCGTGGGCTGGCGTCGGTTGAGCGGCGCGTTGATGGTGATGAGGTGATGGAGGTGGTGCGCTGGAATGAGGATGTGAATGCGCACATCGATATCGACTTTCCGCCGATTGTGGCTGGTAACACGCTGAGCCAGGTGCAGGCGATTGTAGAGGGGGCGACGCTGGGTGGACGTTCGCCGGTGGCCCTGGACCTGCCGACATTGACGCGTATGATTTTGGTGGCGCTCGGTCAGGACGATGTAGACGAGATTGTGAATCGTCTGTATCCAGATGGGAAGGTGGTCGAGCCGCCCGTTCAGTCTGGTGAGCGACCGCAGGCCGAGGCGATGATGGTGGAGGCGGTAAGGGAGTTACGCGATGCCCTGTCTAATCTCCGAGGTTAATCGAGAGGCTGTGCTGCAGGCGCTGGACCACTTTGTGGAGGCGGCCAGTGTAGCGCAGAAGTGGCGCATTTTGCGATCGCAAGAGACGCGCTTGACCGGTCAGTTGACCAAGGCGTTTTTGAGCCAGAAGCGTGGACTTCTCAAGCGGTTGCGCCCGCAGTTTGCAGAGGCGAAGCGGTTGCGTGAGGCGATGACCGACGACTGGAACCAGGCGTTTGAGGATGCGGCCAACGAATCGTTCGATCTCTTTCTTGAGCCTGTACAGGGTGCGGTGGCCGCGGCGCTGATTCAGGGTGCAAGTGATGTAATTTCGTTTGTGGGGTCGTCGATCAACTTTAATTTGCGTCACCCGCGTGCAGAAGCGTACATGGTCGAGCATGGGGCAGGGCTGATTACGCAGATCGATGAGGTGACACGCGGCAATATCCTCACCATCCTCAATCAGGGGATTCAAGAGGGGTGGAGCTATGACCGCATTGCTAGGGCGATCAGTTCTGAGTACAGCGAGATGGCAATAGGTAGGCCCCAACAGCATATCAAGAGTCGGGCGCATCTGATTGCTGTGACTGAGCTGGGGAATGCCTACGAAAGCGGGTCGTCGATTGTGGCCAGGGATTTGCAGGATGGTGGGATGCAGTTAGAAAAGGCTTGGTTGACCGTCGGTGATGAGCTGGTGAGTGCTGGCTGCGAGGGGAATGAGGCCGAGGGCTATATCCCTCTGGCGCAAGCATTTTCGAGCGGTCATCAACATCCGTTGCGATTTCCTGGTTGTCGGTGTACGACTCTTTATCGGAGGAAGCCATGAAGCGGAGCGTAGTGCGTGGTGCGTGGTGCGTGGTAGCGTTGCTGATGATTTTGTTGGTCGTCAGTCAGGCGAGCGGCCAGCGGTTGGAGTGCGTCTTTGACATCGATGGCGCTGTGGTGGTGCCGCAGTGTGTTGTGGTGCCCACATCGACGCCGACGCCAACCGAAGAGCCGTCGAGTACGCCGACTGTAACAGCGACAGCAACGGCATCGATGACGCCAACGCCAGTGAATACGAAGCCGCCAGTTGAGACGCCTGGCGCTGAGATGACGCCGTTTCCAGGTGCACCGCTGTGCGCTGAGCATGACCCTGAGGTGTGGCATTCGCTGTGGAACGCAAAAGAGGGGTGTCACTATGACCACACGCACGGTCATGACCCGACAGACCCCACGCTAGTGGCGCTGTTTGGCCCGCTCGACTTTGCGTTTGTGCGCAAATGGCAGACGGTGAATGAGAACCAGGTGAAGCACAAGGGTAACTTTTGTGTGGCGGCGTTCGACCTGCCGTTGGTGCCCTGGGAATTGAACTGGACTAGGGATGTTTCGGCGGGGATCCGTGACGTTTTTGCTTGCATTCACTTCCACCCTACACATCTGGATGGGGTGGTGCAGGTGCATAGTTTTGAGATGTGGCAGCGGCACTGTAACCGGGTCGGCACGACGTGGGGTGAGGATTGCGGTTTTGCGCATCTGGGTGGGCACATCAACACCGGGATTGCGCATTGCAATTACAAGGAGCGGCATTGCCCGATGTGGACAGACCCTTCGCCGATTCCGGGCTGGCAGTGGATTCCAGGGACGGCGACCAGTGGCAAGTCGATTGATCCCTACCGGGCGCATATGCGCAGCTGTAGCCAGGTGCTAAGTAAGTTGCGTCAAAATCCAGATGGGTGGCTGCGTGGGGCGTCGCTGGCGCATGAGGATAACAATCGGGACAATCCGGTGCTGTGGTCGTCTGCACCTGGCGCTTATGGCTATAACCAGCATGGTGGGTTTGCTGTCTTCTCTTTCGACAATGTGACGTGTATCGATTACGAGAAGGGGCTGGCAGCGGGTGAGCCTGGTTCGTTTGCGTTTACACAGGCGATTGCGGTGGATCTGTGTGCGGAGCGCATCAAGCTGGGGTTGCCGTGTCGCTTTGATGGCAGCGTCTTCTCGCTGGTCAATGCCTTTACCATCGTCAAGCCTGGTTGGGACAATGGGGCGATGGACCGCAACCCAGCGTGGGGGCGGGTGACGCTGAGCGCGTATAGCAATGTGTATGGCGAGTTGGTGGAGAGTTGTGTAGAGGCGGCGGCGAACTGTGTGCCCTTTGTGCTGACCGACGCTTATGTTGGCCAACATGGGTTCAATTTTACACAGACCGCTTTCCCGAATGGCAAGGGGCCGTGGATGGAAGACTTTGATCTCTCGCCCGACGGTGAGTATTGGATCAGTGCCTTCCGCCCACACGGGCATTGATCGCCGACTGATAATAAGCTCTTATCGGCCGGCGATCAGTGGCCTAGTAGCCTTCGGGGACCATCTTCCAGATGGGGACACGACAATGGCTGAGTTGGCTGAGTAGTTTTTTCTGCTGCTTGGTGAGTCCACTGGCAAAGAGCGCCCGTTCGAGATTGCTCATCTTGCGCAACACTGCGGCAAGCGCGGCAGGGTCGAAGGTGGGCTGGTCTGGGTCGAAGGCTGGATGGGTGGGGTCGAGGTGCTCACCGAGCATGATCTCGGATACGCTGAAATGGTCGATCAATCTGACGGTGGTGGAGGTTACTTTGCTGGCCGGCATACGATTCTCCTGTTTGATAATACACAGACGGGTGGTATCCAAGGAGCCGGCCAGCCTTCGCATCCCAGCGGTTTCCCGTTGGAGTGTTTACCTTGGATACCACCCGTCTGTGTCGAAAAGTGGTTTATATGGTCCAACGGCATAACAAAACCGCTGGTGTGATACGAAAGTGGCTGGCCGGCTACTCTTCGCAAGGTCGATTGTAGCACGTTGTAATACACGGGTCAATAGAACATCCGAGCGATAAGTAATTGTTATCAGTCGGCAGCCCCACCCCAACCCTCCCCGAAAAGAGGGAGGGAGTGGTCACGGTAGGATGATTGGAGGATTATGCCAAAGGTAGAAACACAGAAGCTGTTAGAGGCGAGGAATGTGGGCGAGTGGTTGGAGGCTCGTTTGCATTTGATGTTTACTGAGATCGCAGACGGGATGTTTGGCGATGGTCGTTTGACGCGGGATGAGCGGATTGCGTTGTCCGGGGCGATTGGTGGTGCGCTGGATGCGTTCCGGGCAACGGTGGAGGCGGGTGCTGCGCAACTCTATCAACGGGACCCGTATAGCGAGCCTTCGAGCCAACCCATGAGCGAGGCTTCGATCGACGGTGCGTTTATGCCGTTGCTCGAACGGGCGCTGCGGGCGGACGGCACGATTCCACTCAAGCTGATCAAGCCAGGCTGGGGAACAAGTGGTTATTACCCGGCTGAGATTCTGGAGCGGGATGGGCCGAAGGTCTTCACTAAAGGTACCAAAATGTTTTGGAATCATCCGACGGTGACTGAAGAGGCTGAGCGGCCAGAGGGTGATCTGAACGCGTTGGCGGCTGAACTGGTGGACGCTGCCAGGTGGGATCAGAACGGGGTGGATGGTCCCGGCCTGTATGCGAATGCCAAGGTCTTCGAGGCGTTTCAGCAACCGGTCGGTGACTTGGCACCGCACATTGGTGTGAGCATTCGGGCGTTTGGTCCTGCGGTCACGGGTGAGGCTGAGGGGCGACGTGGTGCCATCATCCAGGGGATTCGCAGCGCTCGTAGTGTGGATTTTGTGACAAGCCCTGGGGCGGGCGGGAAGATTCTAGAATTGTTCGAGGCGGCCCGGCCGGGGAAAGTTGGGCAGTTGGTCAGTGAACCAGTGAGTCAGTCAAAAGGTAAAGGAGCCGATATGACAGATGTCGAGAAGCAGTTCAAGGAGGCGAGTGATCGCCTGGCGGTGCTTGAGCAGCAGAATGCGCGCTTGCGGGAGTCGCTTCTGCTACGAGAGAGCCGTGATTTTGTGGTGGGGCAGTTGACAGCCAGTACGTTGCCTGAGATTACAAAGGTGCGGCTGGCGCAGTCGTTAGGGGCGAATCCGCCAGTCAAGGAGGGGGCGCTGGATACCACGCTCTTCAGCACTCAGATTGCCGAGGCGGTCAAGGTCGAGACTGAGTATATCGCGCAGATTGTTGGGGCTGGGAAGATTGCTGGCATGGGTGGCAGCGGCAGCGCTGCCCTGCAACTTCCCAGCGCTGAGGATGTGCAAAAGCGGCTGGCTGAGGCTTTCAGTGGGTTAGGGTTGGGAGAGAAGGAACTGAAGCACGCGGTGAATGGCCGTTTGCTCTAATCCTCTTATCTCGATAATAAGCAGGAATATCAGGAGATTTTATGGCACAAAACATGATTCAGGCGGTGGGTGACATCCTTGATGTTGCGATCGCCAGCAAGGTGAGCGGGGACCCTGGTGTAAAGGGGCAAATCCCTGGGGTGTGTCTGACCGACACGGATGCGGATGGCAAAGTGCGCTTGCAACTGAATGGCGTCTATGACGTGTCGGTGAAGGGCGTCAATGGCGGCGGCAACTCGGCGGTAGCGATCGGGGACATCATCTACTACACCGAAGGTGATACGCCCAAGCTGAACAAAAAGACGGACGGGGTGCGCTTTGGCTATGCGCTGGAGGCAATCACCAGCGGTAGCACAGACACGATCAAGGTGAAGCTGGGCTACTAAGCTGTTGCCCAGCAGTTATTTGATAGACAAGCATCAGGAGACTATTTATGGACGAGTATAACCTGCTTGAATCGGGCGACTTGACAGGGTACGCCAAGTTTCAGGCACAACGCAATCAGCAGCATCTGGCGCGGGTGGCCAGTGCTGCGATGCTGTGGGGTGACCTGCTGAATGGCAAGGTGCCGAGCTACTATATGCACGAAGCGATTTCGCCGCGTACGCCAGCGATGATCTACGCGCTGAATAACAACTATCCGGGGCTGTTTAGTGTGCGTGAGAGCATGACGCGCAGCGACTTTCCGTTGCTGACCGGGGATGTGTTGGACCGCATGACGTTGGGGCGCTACCGGGAGTTTCCATCACCCTGGCGTAGCTTCTGCAGGGTGAGCAACAATCTGCGCGACTTCCGCACGGTGCGACGCATCGCAGCGGATGGGTTGGAGGGCACGTGGAGCGCTCAGGCTGAAGAGGCTGAGCTAGAATATGCGTCGATGGACGAGACGGGCTACACCTATGCGCCCAAGAAGTATGCGAAGGGCACGAAGATCAGCTTCGAGGCGATCATGAATGACGACCTTGATGTCTTCAGTTCGGCACCTGACCGCTTAGGTCGGGGTGGGGCGCGCACGGTGTCCAAATTCGCCACACAGCTCTATGTGGATGCGAGTGGGCCACATGCCAGCCTCTACACGGGGGGCAATGCCAACATTGTCACCAGCAACCCGGTGCTGTCGGTAGCGGCGCTGAACACAGCGTTCACCAAGCTGGGGGCGATGGTGGATGCGGATGGCGAGCCGATCTATGTCGAGGAAGCTATTCTTGTCATTCCTCCGGCGCTGCGCGTCACGGCCAATAACATCATGAATCAGTTGTCGGTCGATGTGAATGAGGCAGGCGGCACGGCCAACCAGATGGTGCGTGTGAACAACTGGATTGTGGGCAATCTGCGCGTGGTAACTGACCCGTACATTCCGATTGTGGCGAGCACTGCGAACGGCAACACGAGCTGGTTCCTGTTTGCCGACCCATCCATGGGGCGGCCAGCGTTGGAGGTCGGTTTCATCACAGGGTTCAGTGAGCCAGCCCTCTACCAAAAGCAGAGCAACACCATGCGGGTGGGTGGTGGCGTCGAGCAGATGAGCGGTGACTTCAGCACGATGAGCCAAGAGTACAAGGGTGTGATCGCCTTTGGCGGCACGCGCTTGGATCCAAAATCAACCGTGGGGAGCAATGGGAGCGGATCCTAGTGGACCCTCGCCCTTTACCCAACCCAGTGACGGTGAACGATTCGCTGCTGTATGAGCTGATCTTGGAGGTTCGTGCGCTGCGGGCGTTGCTGGAACCAAAGCCAGAAGCGCCCAGCGAGGGTGACATCGAACTGAGAGAACCCGCCAAGAAAGCCAAGAAGAAAGGCGAATAGCATGGCATTCACCTATGTACTATCCACTGACATCGGCAAGGTGCGGTTGCTGACGATGGATAATAATTCCAGCAACTACACCTTTGAGGATGAAGAGGTCGAGGTCTTTCTGGCGATGGAGACGGGCGTAAAACGCGCTACTGCGCTGGCGTTGGAGACGATTGCCAGCAATGAGGCGTTTGTGCTCAAGCGCATCGAATTGCTTGACCTGAAGACGGACGGTCCAGCCGTGGCCAAGGAGTTGCGGGCACGGGCGGCAGATCTGCGAACTCAGGCAGAGCGAGACGAGGCGAGCGAAGATGGGGGCAGCTTCGATATTGCTGAGCAGGTGGTGGACGCGTTCACATATCGGCAGCGGCAAATCAATGAGTCGCTGCGGGGGGTGCTGTAGTGGCCAACCAACTGGGGATTGTCCATGCTGATCTGATCACTCGTCTTCAGCCCACCTTCTATCCAACATCGGCGACGATTCGACGCAAGACACGGTCGAGCGATGGGATGGGCGGGCAGAGCGAGACTTGGGCGGATGTGGCAACGGTGAAGTGCCGCTATGCGCCCAGTAGTGGCAAGGCAGACGAGCAAATCAATGCCGAGCGTCTTGAGAACGCCTCTTCGTGGACGATTGCCTTTGCGGGTGCGCCGGATGTGCGTGATGCGGACCGAATTGTGATCGGGGCGCGCACGTTCGAGGTGGTGAAGGCGCTGAGTCACACAGTGGCCAGCCCGCTGAGCGTAAATGTGGTTGAAGTTGTGTAGTTGATTCTCCGACTGATAACAAACAATTATCGGTCGGCAGCCCCACCCCAGCCCTCCCCGAAAAGAGGGAGGGAGCGGTCATGGGGTAGATAAAGATTGGAGGCTTATGCCGATTGCGATTGAGGTGAGGTCGAATAAATTGCCAGGGATGGGTGAGAGAATGCTGTCGGAGGTGGCGCAGGTTGTGGCGGCGGCTGCGCTAAATTGCCAGTCACTGGCGAAGGTATTGGCGCCACCTAGACCGGGTGGAAACAAAACGTCTGGTAACTTAAAGCGGTCTATCGGGGCTGAGCCTGAAAATGCTGAGAAAACGGTGTGGGTGGTGGGAACAAACGTTGAATATGCCGCTCGTATTGAGTTTGGGTTCAACGACACAGACAGTCTGGGGCGTCGGTATCATCAAGCGCCACAACCCTACTTGACCCCAGCAGCGGAACAAATACGGCCACGGTTTATTGCTGATCTGGAACGTGTGGTGAAGGAAATTGCCTCGTGATTGAACCACTGCGTGGACATGAATGGCTGTATACCGTGCTATCTGGGGATGCGACGATCACCAGCCTGGTGGGAAGTCGCATCTACGATGGCATCTCGCCGCAAGGGGTTATTTTTCCCTATATCATCTACAGTTTTTTGGGTGGTGCGGATACACGAGGGGTAGGCACGGTTAGAGTGTTCAACAGTGGTTTGTACCAGGTAAAAGCTGTCTGTGAAGGCGAGAGCTACGCACCTGCTGCTGCGATTGCGGACCGGATAGACGAGCTGATCCACGGCAATCGGGGCAGTGTGAGTGATGGCTCGGTGGTGGATTGTGTGCGTGAGCAGCCGCTCACGTTGATTGAGCAACAGAACGGAGTCCAGTACCGTCATGTGGGCGGGCTGTATCGAATTATCGTACAGGAGGCGTAATATGGCTGAGAGATCAACCCTATCACAGGGTGTGCAAATCGGGGTGGAGACGACACCCGGCACGGCTGTCGCTGCCAACAAGAAGTTGTTGGCGACGAGCATCGAGCTGGGCATCCAGGCCAACATCAGTACTTTTCGTCCGAGTGGCGGGAAGTTTGCGACGATCCAGGCCATGGGTAAGGAGTGGGCGAAGGCGAAGATTTCGGGGCAGCTCACGTATACCGACCTGGTGTATTTGGCATCGAGCAACATTAAGTACGCTGCGCCTGTCCAGCAGGCTGCCACGGCGGCGTACAAGTGGACGCATTTTCCGGCGCAGAGTGCAGAGGACACGGTCAAGACTTTCACTGTGGAGAATGGTAGCGCTGTGCGGGCGCACAAGGCGGCGTATGGCATCGTCAACTCGCTGGGGTATATGGTGACGCGTGACAAGACAGAGATCAAGGGTGAGATGTTGATGCAACGCGTCACGGATGGTATCACGTTGACAGCTACGCCAACAGATGTAGCGCTGAAACCGATTCTGCCCTCGCAATTTGACTATTATGCGGATGACGCATCTGGCGACCTGGGAACGACGAAGTTGCTGCGTGTGTTTAGCATCGACTGGGATTTCAGCAATCGCTTTGGCCCGGTATGGCCGATCGACAGCGCACAGGCTAGCTTTGCGGCACATGTGGAAACTGAGCCACAACCGTTGCTGAAGGTTGTTTTGGCTGCCGATGCTGTCGGTATGGGGTATCTGGCGAATGCCCGCACCGGGGATAAGAAGTTTATCCGCATCCAGGCAACGGGTGAGAACATCGAAGATACCTACGATTACAGCATGATTCATGACATCTGTGGTGTGGTTTCGGCGGTCGAGGAGTTCAAAGACCACGAGGGGGTTTATGCCATCGGCTATACCTTCCGCTGCGCGTATGATGCGACGTGGGGCAAGGCGTTTAACCTCGAAGTAATTAATGCGTTGACGGGGCTGTGATCATGAAACTTCATAGTGTTTTATCGAACGTTAAGCGGCTGGCGATTGACATTGATGGTGATGTGCTCAATGTGGCGTATCGACCGAATGTGATTACGACGGAGTTCAAGAGTAAGTTGGTTGGCTTTGCCGAACGGATTGATAGTGTTCGTGCCGAAGATGAGGATAAAGACGATCTCAGACAGGGGTTGCTATCGATCCAGATGAGCGCAGAGATGTCGGATATTTACGTGAAGCAACTGGTTGCATTTGTGGCGGAGTGGGACCTGACCGAGGACGATGGTCAAATGGTGGCTCTCACCTCGGAACGAGTCGGACAATTGCCGGAACGGTTCATCCAAACTGTTATGCAGGCAATCAACCAGGACAATCGACCGGACCCTACGAAGCCCTCTCGCTCACGCGCTACCTAAAACACGGTGGCATCATGGGCGAGTTGCCGGATTGGTATTTGCTGATTCGAGCGGCGCGCTATTTGCAGACTACGCCGTGGGAGTTGGCAAAACAATCTGAGTTTTGGGTTGGTGCCGCAATGGCTGCGCAGAACGCTGAGATTGAGGCGGAGAATTTTCGACATGAGCATCACGGTCGCTGATTTGCTGGTACGGTTTGCGGCAGACACAGATAATCTGGATCGTGGCTTTGCCAGTGCAAACCAACAGATCGATGGATTTTCCCAACGCAGCCGGGGCGCCTTTGGCACTCTGCAATCACTGGGTGGCGTAGCCCTGGGTGGGGTGGTGACTGGTTTGGCCGCGCTGGGTGGCGGCTTTATCGCGACTGCGGCCAGCGGGCTGTCGATGAATGAACAGATCGAGACTGTCACTGCGCAACTGAATGCCTTTACCAAGGATGGGGCGAAGTCGGCGGAGATCCTCGACATGATTCGAGAACGGGCCGCCAAGACGCCCTTTGAATTCGACCAAATGGCGGCGGCTGCTGCGGGCTTATTGCCGGCGGCGAAGGCGAGTGGGCAAGGGCTGGAGAGCCTGATCGAGAAGGCTGAGATTTTGGCTGCATCGAATCCGGCTGAGGGTTTGGAGGGTGCAGCATTTGCGCTGCGTGAGGCGGTGAGCGGTGATTTCACCTCCATCATCGAGCGCTTTAACCTTCCTCGACAGTACATCAATCAACTGAAAGCCGAGGGTGTGCCAGCGCTGGAGATTGTCAGCCGGGCGATGCAGGAGATGGGATTTGACACGGATCTGGTGTCAAATCTGGCGGAAACCGCTACGGGGCGCTGGAGCACGCTGAAGGACACCTTTACGAATTTTGCGGCGACGATTACGCAGCCGATCTTTGACCGCTTTTCGAGTGGTCTGGGAGGATTGAATACCTGGCTGGCGGCAAATGAGCCGTTGTTGAACCAGGTGGCGACGACCATCGGCACGGCGCTGAACGGTGCGATTGATGGGCTGATCGGCATATTGCCCTCTGCGGATGTGTTGCTAGCTGGGTTGACGAATGGTGTGTTGGCGTTGATCGCTGGCGTCGGGGATTTGGTAACGTGGTTTTCTTCGCTGGTTGCGACCATGCGACCGGTTTTCTCGTTTGTTTCTTCTCTTCTTTCTCCTCTGGTGAGTCTTATCTCTCGCTTTGTCTCGTGGAAGGATGTGCTGATCACGCTTGGGGTGGCGATTGCGGCGGTGGTTGTGCCTGCGATCGTTGCGTTTGTGGCGGCGTGGGCACCGGTGATCGGGACGATTGCGCTTGTGATCGGGGCGGTGTCGTTGCTGCGCAATGCGTGGGAGAGTGATTTCCTGGGGATTCAGACGGTTGTGACTTCGGCGGTGTCGGCGCTGGTTGACACCTTTGGCCCTTACATTTCTGCGGTGGGTACGGCGATCGAGGCGGTGAGTCATTTCATCCGCACTGGGGAGTTGCTGAGTGCGGTGGAGTTTGGGGCGAGCGAGAGTGTGGCAGCGCTGGCAGATCGCTTCTCGGAGTTTGGTGCAGATGTCTACGATGCGGTATCGTCGGTAGTCAGTACGTTTGCCCCCTTTGTCTCTGCTGTACAGTCGGCAATTCAGGTGGTGAGTCACTATATTCGCACGGGTGAACTGCTGAGTGCGGTTGAGTTCGGTGTGGGTGAAAGCGTGGCGGCCTTGGCAGATCGGTTCGCTGAGTTTGGTGCGGATGTCTACGATGCGCTCTCGTCGATGTGGTCTGGGGTACAACCGGTACTGAGTGCGCTGTGGGAGTGGCTGAGTACAAACATCCCATCTGCGATAGATAACGTTTTATTATCAGTCGGAAATTTCATCCAGACGCTGGGGGTTTTGGGTGATTATTTTCGGGCAGTGGTCGAGGATGGGGATTATCTCAATGACTGGTTGACGCATCTTCCGGGCTGGATGCAGGGTCCGGTGGAGTGGGTTGGGCGGTTGACCTCCGGGTTGATGGATCTGGCGGCGGGGGCTGACCTGGCGTCGCTGCGGACTAACTTGATCGGGTCACTGGGGGATATTGGCACAGCGGTGCGTGAGTTTTTTAGCGGCGACATCTCGCTGGGCGGGTTGGCCAGTGCGATGTACCAAGGGCTTGCGGACATCGGCGCGGCGCTCTCTGGGTTTTTCGGGGGAGGAGACTGGGGGCAATTTCTAGAGACGATCCAGTGGAGCGAATTTGTGCAGGTGCTGACCTGGGAAAATTTCGTCAGTGTGTTGGACTGGGCGGGTAACGTTGCGTCGCTGGCGTGGTCGGACTATATCGCTCCTTTCCTGTGGGATGCGTGGTTGACTGTGGTGGACTGGGCCACCTACATCGCTCCGATTGCCTGGGATGGCTTCATCACTGCGCTGGACTGGGCTACGAACATTGCGTCGCTGGCGTGGTCTGACTACATCGCTCCCTTCCTGTGGGATGCGTGGTTGACTGCGGTGGACTGGGCAACCTACATCGCTCCGATTGCCTGGGATGGCTTCATCTCTGCGCTCGACTGGGCGGGTAACGTTGCGTCGCTGGCGTGGTCTGACTACATCGCTCCCTTCCTGTGGGATGCGTGGTTGACTGCGGTGGACTGGGCAACCTACATCGCTCCGATTGCCTGGGA